ATGGACGCAAGCTTGATTCGGCGCATCGAGCAGCTGTGCATGTTGCGCACTGGTGTCGATCTCGCGTCTGGGGAGGTTTTGTACGAGTTGTTCACGGGCGAGCTCCTTGGCTCATGGGACTCTCGTATTTCTGTCTTACCGAAGTATGACGAATACGTCGTTGATCAAACTGGTCGTCCTCGCCTTCGCCCTTGCGAGCCGTACTTGATCGTCGAGGCGAGTGTTCACAAAGTGCTTCTAGGCCACAACGTCTACGGTGGTCCAACCGGCTTTCTCCCCGCTGTGCGCGGTCTGGTCAACCTCCTTGAGTCGTTGCTCAGTGTCGAGCTTGCACACGCTGATGTCTGGTCTGTGCTCCGCGTCGATGTTGCGCACGTCTTCCGCTTGAGCCGTCCTGCTTGTAAAGAGTTTTTCGACTCGCTACAGCTACGCAGCTTTCCTCGCCGACAAAAAAATGCCGCGAAATATGACATGGCTGTTTATTTTCCGGGGAAAACGACGACGGTGAAGTTTTATCACAAGGGTTCTGAATTTAAGCAGCACGAGTATTCTCGTTTACGTCAGTTTTTTAAAAATTTGTTCGGGATAATTTACGCCGACTCTAATATAAATATTAAAGACCTTACTGAAAAAAAGCTCTGCGCCCTTCAACGTCTTGCTGATAAGACACTGCGCGTCGAAGTCGAAATTCACGCTGATAAGCTCCAATACGACTTCGGCAAGAATCCTACCGTTGCGGAGTTATCTGATGAATATCTCGAACGCATTCACGACACTGAAATTGAGCGACTTTTACGCGAAGGGAAACAAGCGATGGATATTGTGCGCTCGACTACTGCTGTGATGTCCCGTCTCCAGTGCGTCTATGGCTGCACTCGTGGCGGTCAGCTATACGGTTTTTGGTCTGCACTTTGCACTTTGGACGAGCAGGTCATCAGGTCTAAGTTTTCACGGCCTACTTTCTACCGTAACCGTAAATTGCTCGAAGACGCCGGTGTTAGCTGGCGTTCGTCCAACATCTTGGTTACTGCCAACGATTCTCTTATTCACGATTTTAGCCCCGTACGGGCTGATCGGCGGTTTTGTTCGGCCCCGGCGCGAAACCGTCCTGAATACCACGTCAGCCGGGATGATCTGCGTCAATCCGCATAAGGAGTCACCATGTCTGCATCTGTCCAATCTGTGCCTGTTTCTCAATCCTCGTCCAAGCCTACGGCTATGGTCATCTTCATTCGCGGCAAAGTCGAAGGCCTCCGCCGCTTCGACGGCAAGCGCTACACCCGCATCATCACTCCCGCTCCCGATGCCTACAGCCGTCCGCAGGTTGTCGAGATTCGTAGTGTTCAGAAACTCGCGGATATTGGAGACGAGACTGAAGTCACTTGCCGTCTCGGCGGCTACACCCGCAAGGCTTATCGTGCAACCGATAAGGATACCGGCGAGACGACTTCGATTATTCCTGTGGATTTGACGCTCGATGCCCTTGAATGATCGTGTGGAAAATTCGCCCGTCCGACATTCGTTCCTGCCTGGCTAACCATTCGGTTTACACCGTGTTCGACCTTTCCGGCTGGTCTGTCTATGTTGTTCCGCTTGCGGGCGGTCATATTGTGCGTGTTTTTCTGTCGTATCTCGGTCTTGTCCACGAATCGTTTTCTCTTCTGACCGGCTCGCCTGAAAGTATGCGTTCGTCTTGTTCCATTATCAACGCGTTCGCTTTACAACGGCATATGTTCGTTAAGCGTGGTTCCCACGTTGATCGCCATAATTTTTGGTAATTATGTCCTCTTCTGTTCAAGTCGTTGTTGTGGTTTGTTTGCAGTCGCCTGACGGCGCGTCTTCCTCTTCGCCGTCGCCGTCAGGTGTTTCCTGCCCCCAAGGCACCAATCCGACTTACGTTCCCGCTTTTTTGGTTGCTTCGTCGCCTGTTTCTGCTTCGTCTCTTGACGGCTCTGGTTTTCTTGCTGCTTTTTCTGTCAGTTTTACCGCGATGCTGATCTTCTTTCTCGCCGCCCGTTTTGCTGGCACGTTGCTTGATTTGGTTCGTAAGGGTTGATTATGTCCAAACCTTCTGACTTCGGTTTCTTGCTCTCTAGTTTTTCTGCTTAGTCGATTGTTGTTGGCATTCTTGCCATTTCTGCAGTCTTGGTGTCGGTTTACCTCGCCTATCGAGGCGTCCTTTTTCTACTTGACATGTTGATTGGTTATGACATGTATAGGCATTGGGACGGCGATTAGTTTGTTTCTCATTGATCCCATTTCGGGATGATCTGTCCGGGCAGTATCCCGGTTTCCACCTTGGAGTTTTCTATGCGTCTCCCTGCTCTCAAAAAGTTCGGCGTTGGGCTCACCACCCTGGTGCTTCCTGTTCTCTCCTTTGCTGGTACTGGTCCCGCTGCTGGTGCCAGCGGTGCCTCTGCCGTCGATTTCAGCTCTGTCACGAGTGCTTTTTCTGCTGGCTCCATTGTGACCGGTGTGCTCGCGATTGCCGCTGTCCTGATGACTGTCTACGTCGCCATGAAGGGTGCCAAGATCATCATGTCGATGGTTCGCGGCAAGTAATTGCCTTTCTCCGGGGGGACGCCCCCGTTGCTTCCTTTTGCCTGCCATGACCTACAACGAGGCTTTCGTTCTTCTCGGTTTTATTTTCGGCATCGCCTGCGCCTGGGCGATCATCATGGGGTTATCGCTATGACTGCGCCCGCTCTTCGCCGCACGCTCTTGGCCGCGTTGCTTGCTCTTCCGGGCACTGCTTTTTGCCAGGCTTTGCCGTCGCCCACGCCTTCGAATGTTTTTTCTACTTCTTCAAGCGCCCTTCAAACGGGTCTTTCTCGGCTTGGTTTTGCTTCGAATGATCCTCGTGTTGCGCCCACGATTTCCGATGCTGAAGCCGCTATTTCCTCTGCTGAATCGAGCTCGGCGAGTAGCCTTTCTCTTGCTGACTATGCCACCTCGGCTTTGACAACCTCTGAGGCTCTGGACATCAGCGCGTTTCTCGGCCCGGAAGCTGTCGCGCTTACTGCCGCTGGGGTCGGCGTGTTTTCTGTTGCGGCCTATCTCATTCCTGCTGCCGTTGTTCCGATCATCAATGCTTACGACGCTTCTGTCGTCTCCCCTCCTTCTTCGGTCCAAGTTTCCTACCCGCCTGTCTCGTCCGCGTCGTCGTCGCCCTCTTCTTCGTCCTCTTCGCCATCGTCTTCTGGTTCCGCGCCTGCTTCGTCTTCGTCCTCTCCGGCTTCTTCGTCGTCTTCCCCTAGTTCTTCTTATCCTCGCACTTACCCTTGGCCGCCTTTGCCTACGAATGCTGTTCTTTTTCCGGCGTCTTTGGGCACCGTTCCCTTCACCTTTTTCACCAGTCCCTACGGAGGTAGCTCTGACCTTCAGGTCATCCTTGCCGCTTTTCTGGCGGACGTTAGCGGCTCTTCTGTGTTGTCTGTGACTTACTCCGCGATGACCCAGGAGTACGACGTGGTCACTGACCCGTCTGGGTATAGCTTTGGGATCACTCCGGTCTCGATGCCTTACGACCTCCCTTTGGCTTCGACGCAGCTTACGGCGACCGATCAGCCTGACTCTGCTGATTACTACTTCGTTTGCGATTCAGGCTATTACGCGCTTGGCCCGAGCTGCGTTCCTGCGCCTGCTGTCGTTTCTGCGATTCCGATTTCTTACCAGGTGCAGGATGTCCCCTCGTCCACGCCCGAACCTGTCCTTTCTTCGCCACTCAACCCTGCGATCATTGCTGCCATCGCTAATGCCGCCTGGCAGAAGGCCGCTAGTGTGCCTGGCTACCAGGGCGTGCCCTTCGCTGAGAGTTCCCCTGTGACGGTCGCCGATGTCGAAGCTGCTGAGGCCGCGAGCCCGGCCACGTCGCCGCTTGTTCAGGACTATGTGTCGCCTGTTCCGGTCAGCCAGCTCACGGCGCCTGCTTCGTCGTCTTCGGCTCCCTCCTCCTCTTCTTCGAGTCCGAGGTCGTCAACGGTCACCCAGCCCCTTGACCTGGGCGCTGACCCTGGCGTTGCCGCTCCTTCGCTCTCTCCTCCTGCTGCGTCTTCCCTTCTCTCTCCTATTACCTCTCTCCTTCCTGATTTCTTGCATTTCACGCTTCCTTCGATGAGCGGTACTTGTCCGGCTCCTTCCTTTTCTATGTGGGGTTCGACCTACACGGTCGACGAGCAATGCACGCTTTGGGCCAAATATGGGCCGACCCTCCATGCGACGATGATCGCCGCGTTCACCCTTGCTTCCGTCCTTGTCATCCTCACCGCGTAGGTCATCATGTTCGGCATCCTTGTTTCCGCGTTCAACTCCGTTCTGACCTGGTTTCTGACGCAGGTCGTCATCAAATTCGTCGTTTTCACGGCCTTTTTTTTGATCGTTTCCGCGTTCACCGCGGTCTTGGTTTCCTTGCTTCCGTCTGCGTCTTCGATTGATCCCGCCTTTGCCGCTTTGGATTCTGGCACCGCGTTTTTCCTGAATGCGCTTGCCTTCCCGTTCGGCGTGTCGGCTCTATTGGCTGCCTATGCCACGCGTTTCATCATTCGGCGCATTCCTGTGATTGGTTAGTTCATGGCGATCAATGTCTACACGGGTCTGATGGGCTCTGGGAAGAGCTACGAATGCGTGTCTAGTGTCATCGTGCCTGCTGTTGCGCAGGGTCGGCGTGTTGTGACGAATATTTCCGGTGTCGATAGCGACCTCGTGCGCGCTTACTGCGCTGAGAAGCTGTTTGTGCCTCTCGACAAGTGTGGCCGCGTTGTCCATGTCCAGAATGATGATGTATCCACTCCGCGCTTCTTGCCTCACGGTACCGACGATGAGTCGATCTGCCTTCCGGGCGATCTGATCTGCGTCGATGAGGCGTGGCGGTTCTGGGGAACTGATTGCAAGCTTCTCGCTGAGCACAAGGTCTTCTTTCGGGAGCATCGCCACTACTGCCATCCTGAGTCTGGCGTTTCGTGCGATCTCGTTTTGATGGTGCAAGACATCGGGGATTTGCACCGAATCCTCAAGGTCGTTGTCGAGCTCACCTTCCGAACTACGAAGCTCAAGTCTCTGGGCCTTAAACGTTCGTATCGCGTCGAGTGGTGGGAGTCCTATCGCTTGACTCGTGGTAAGCGCATCGGTGTTCAAAACAAGGTCTACGACAAGTCGGTTTTTCCGCTTTATTCGAGCTACCAGGCGCAGTCTGGTTCTGGCACTGAGGTACAGGTCGATAAGCGTCAAAACATCCTCGCTAATCGCAGCCTTTGGGTGTTGTCTCTTGGTGTTGTTTGCCTCGGCGTCTGGGGTGCTTGGACTGTCTTTCGCCAGTTCCATCCCCGCCCTGTTGCTCCGAGTCTTTCCCTTGCTCATTCTCCTTCTCGCCCTGTCGTCGGCGTCCCCTCTTTCAATGTCGGTGCTGTTCCTCGCACGTCCGGGCCTTCGGTCTCTGCGCGTTGGCGAATCGCAGGTTTTTTCTCGACGGGTCGTCAACAGTTTGTTCTTCTTGCTTCGCCCTCTGGCCGCGTTCGCGTTGCTGATCCGTCTGCGTTCCAGCTTTCGGGGGCAGCTATGGTCGGTGTTGTGGGTGCCTCCTCTGTCTATACCTGGTCGGGTTCGCTGCCTCCTGTGTCGTCTCCTGGTGCTTCGCCGTCTCCTTCTCGGTCTGGTGCACTTCGATGAGTCGTCTGCTTCTTTCTGCTGTGCTTGTCGCTTTGTCGGCTTCGGCTTTGGCTGGGCCTTTGCCTTCCATCGTCCAGGTTCCGGCCTATGTGTCGCCGCCTAGTTTCGACCTACAGGAGCTGCCTCTGAGTCAGGTTGTCCCGTTGATTTTTTCCGAGGTTCTCCGGCGTCCCTTTGTGATTGGGCCTGCAGTCTTGGCTGACGCGCGGCTTGTGTCGTTCCGTTTTTCCGCTTCTGATGGCCCTCTTGATGTTTTCGTTGACAACTTCCTTGCTGCCTTTGGCTATTCCGTTGTTGTCAAGGATGGGGTGAGCTTTGTTCAGCCTGTCAAGTCCGCGCCCTTGGCCGCGCGTCCTCCTAACCTGATCTATACCTATCGACCTCGCTTCCGGTCTGTCAGTTATCTGACGCGCGTTCTCCGGCCACTTTTTTCTCGTGGCGGTTTTGCGAACAACAGGGTTATTCCTGTTCCTGCTGGCTCTCCGAAGGTGTCGACGAATGTCCCTCCTGATAGTGCTGCCGGTCTTCTTGAGCAGTCTTCTGATGTTCTGATCTTCTCTGGTGACCAGGAACAGGTTGACGAGTTGAAGTCCGTTCTCCCGGATGTCGATACTCCGGCTCCGCAGGTTGTTGCGCGTGCCGTTGTCTACGAGGTCTCATCTTCCCGCACTACTGGCAGTGGCTTTCAGCTCGCGTTGAATCTTCTAGGTGGCAGGTTCGGCCTGAGTTTGGGCGGCCCGGCTGCTGCCACTGGCAACTACGTTCAGATCAAGACTGGCACCTTTGACGCTTTAATCCAGAGCCTCGATTCTGACAGCCATTTCAAGGCGATCAGTTCTCCGATTCTTCGGATCAACTCGGGCTCGACCGGTAGCTTCAACGTGGGCGACTCTGTCCCGACTCTTGGCTCTATCTCATATCCCCCGAACGGTGGCCCCGCTATCCAGTCCGTTACCTATCAGCAGAGCGGCATCATTTTTAC